TATTGCTGTTGCTATTCCTGCACTTGTTCCTGGAAAACTATTATTTACTCCTGCCTTACTATTTTGATTTGCAGGTGCTGCACTAACATTAACTGCATTCTTACCAGCAGCACCTCCTTTTGCTTGATATGCTGCATATACTTTTTTTCTCATATCTACCGACAGTTGTTGCGCCAGTGCTGTTGGTTTGTTTGGATCTCCATCTACAAACAATTTTGGGTCTCTTATTGCATCACTCGTCCAACTTCCATTTTTATAAAATATTGCTAGTCCAATTCCTGCATCATATCCTAATGCACTTTTTGCTTTTAATTCATAATCACCAGTTTTTGGATCATATCTAATTCCAAGAGGACTAGGACCAAGAGGACCTAAACCTGAAGTATAATATTCATCTTTTAATACTTCATAAGCCATCTATGGTGCGTCCCAAACTTTGGTTTTAAATACTGGTTGTCCTCTTTTATCAACAAATTTCTCTGTTGGAAGCAACGATACTTCTCTCCATTCTTTTTCAGGCACTTTAAAGAATTCAGTCATTACTCCAGAGAAGAGGTATTTATGTAAAGTTTTCTTGGGTGCATTTACAGTTCCTTCTTTATTTAGAAAGGATTCTGCAACACCTCCACGATATTGTGGATTGAGATAATGAAGATTTGCTCCAAGAAACCAACCTTCATTAAAACTAATCTCTAAAACATAAGATAAAGGGTGTTTATCCCAGTATTCATATTTTTGTGGATACTTTGCGGAATATAAAAAGAAAACTAAATCTCCTGGTTTTATAAATCCAGTATCTTCCTCATTAATATCTCTCTTTTGATTGTTTCTCAATTCATTCATTAATGAATTCGTCCACCAATCAATACTACGATATTTGTTGCCTGCTTGTTTTTTGATGTCGTCTGCAATCATTTTACGTTAATCCCCAATTCTTTTTCCGTAAAAATCTTGAATTCGTAATTTCTATCAGCACACCATTCTTTTGCTGCTTCCCACTTTGCTTGATTGATAACCCACATTTTTACTGAATAAGCCCAAGACTTTGTTCTTCTTTTTGGATTTGTTTCAGGCATTTTTAAATCTTTTGCTGGTTTGATTTCAACAACAAGTGTTCGTGTATTTCCATCTTTATCTTTATACTTTACAAAAAAGTCAGGAAAGTATCTATGAACTTTATTATCAATTGGTGAACGGTATGGAATACAAAACTCTTCACTTTTCCAAGAATTCACACTTTCAGTCAAATCACAATATTGCATAAACTTCAATTCATAAGAAGACCTATACACAATATTTGTTGGGTCTCCTCCATACTTTTGAGGGTTGTGTGGTCTATATTTTCCCTGTCTATATTTACTATCTTCGTTACGAGGCATACATAGTATAAACACTTAAGATATTTATAGATGGCCGCTCCAGATAGAGGATATCCAAAAATAGGACCATTTTATATTAAAATGACCGAAGGTGCTCCAACAAATGGATTGCCTTCAGCAAGAGATATTTTTGGTAATTTATCTCTTACTAGTCAATTTAAAGTATCTTTGCATTTGACGAATGTTGATGCTGGTGGAAATGGATTGATGAGTTGGTTGCGTAGTTCTAATGTTATTACTGGAAATCAAACAAAAAATTATGTTTATGATTTTTATTGTGCAGAAGCAGTTATTCCTGGAATATCTTTTGATGTGACCGAAGAAATGGGAAGTCGTCAGGGAACAATTGAAAGATTTCCAACAAGAAGACTTTTTCCAGAATTTACAATGACCTTTTATGTTGATAGTGAATATAATTTAATTCGTCTTTTTGAAGAATGGATGAATTATATCAATCCATTATATGCGGGTACTGGTATATTACCACCAAGTCCAAGAGGGCAGGGAAATGATGAAGGAAAAGAAAAAGCAAATTTCTTTCGATTTAGATATCCAGATGAATATAAGAGAATTATATCAATTACAAAGTTTGAAAGAAATTTCAATAGTGATGACCCAAAAAATATAAAATTCCCACCACATTTAACTTATAGAATGCTTGAAGCATTCCCAACAAATATTACTGCGATGCCTTTGACTTATGAGGGAAGTCAAATTGTAAAAACAACAGTCACATTCCAGTATATAAGATATGTAATGGAAAAAAATTACGGAACATTGGAAAGAGGATTATACAATCCATAGACAAATAAATAAATTTAGTGATTGAATGAATTATGCCTTTACCTAAGATTTCTACACCAACATATGAATTGGTTTTACCATCAACCGGAAAAACAATTAAATACAGACCATTTCTAGTCAAAGAAGAGAAGATATTGATTCTTGCTCTTGAAAGTCAAAGTACAAAAGATATTACAAATGCAATTAAGCAAGTGTTAAAAGATTGTATTTTAACAAAAGGAATTAAAGTAGAAGAACTACCTACTTTTGATATTGAATACATTTTCTTAAATGTTCGTGGTAAGTCAGTTGGCGAAAGTCTTGATTTGATTATAACTTGTGGTGATGATGAAGAAACACAAGTTCCAGTTACAGTTTTTATTGACCAAATTCAAGTTGAAAAAGACCCAGAACATACAACAGATATTCATCTTGATGCTGAATTAGTTTTAAGAATGAAGTATCCCTCATTGGACCAATTCATTAAAAATAATTTTGATTTTAGTTCAGACCAAAGTTCATCAAATATTGAAAAGTCATTAGAAATTATTGCTTCTTGTATTGATATTGTTTTTACTGCTGAAGAAAGTTGGTCTGCTGCAGATTGCACTAAGAAAGAATTGACTGATTGGATTGAAACATTAGATACACAACAATTCAAACAAGTTGAAAATTTCTTTGATACAATGCCCAGACTTTCTCATACTGTGAAAGTTGTAAATCCAAAAACAAAAGTTGAAAGTGATGTGACGTTGGAGGGTTTAACATCTTTTTTCGGTTGAGTATGGCTCATATGGAACTAGAGTCATATTTTAGAATCAATTTTGCCTTGATGCAGTTCCATAAATATTCATTAACTGAGATTGAAAATCTTATACCTTGGGAAAGGGATATTTACTTAGCACTTTTACAGCAACATATTGAAGAAGAAAAATTAAAACAACAGCAGCAACAAAATGGTTAGGTCTGTTCTTAGTCCAGAAAAAGTAGTAGGAAGACAGAATACAAATAGAGCAGCAGCACAGAACTTTATTTCAGGTGGTTCTGTACTTGGTTCTTCTGTTCTTAATAGTGCTGCAAACAAAATTGTAGGATTTCAAAGAGCAGGAGTTCAACCAGCACCTTCAGCAACAGGTAGTATTGTAAGTACAATATCTACAAATATTAATAATAATGTAACGAGTGTAATTAATAAAACTCTTCAAGGATTTTCTACTGATTATCAAAAAAGATTAAAGCAAGTAGATGATGCAAAACCAATTGGAATTCTTGGTAAATTTTTAACTGTATATAAAACTTCCTTAGGTTTTATACAATTCTTTGGTAATAAAAAAAATATTGATAAGGTAAGAGATAATTTAGAAGCACTTAAGAAATCATTTACTGAAAGTTTTGAGGTTGCAAAATTAATTCGTCAAGTTATAATCAAAATTGTAAAACAATTATCTAATCTTCCTGTTGCTTCACCCTCTGGTGGTGGAGGATTAAATCTTGATGTTGATATTCCTGGTGGTGGATTAAAGAAATCTGCTCCAAGAGGACTTGGAAGAATGATGAGAAGAGTTGGTGGTAAGGGTAGAATGCTTGCTCTTGGTGCAGGAGCATTAGGACTTGGTGCTGCTGGTGGTGCAGCAGTAAATGCACTTTCTGATAGTCCTACACAAGTACAAGCAGCAGGAACATCACCAGAAATTCCTGGAGATATTGGTGATAAATTTTCTTCTATTGTTGATAGATTTGCAAATGCAATTAGTAAATTATTTGAAACTAATAAACAAAAACCAAAACAACAACAATCTTCTGGTTCTTCTGGTGGTAAAGGAGAGAAAAAAGAAAAAGAAGATAAAACCAAACCTCCTGGAACAACTGGTGCTCCTGGTGGTGCTATGCCTACAGTTTCTGGAGAAGGGACTCCAGAACAACAAGCATTATTGAAATCTCTTAGATTTGCTGAAGGAACTTCCAAAAGTTATGGAACAATATTTGGTGGAAATTCAGTTAAAGAACTTGAGGAAGGAAAACTTACAGTTCAAGAAACCATCAATATGGCTGATACTGGAAAACTTCCTAAAAGATTGGGAGGTGGGACAGTTCCAGGATATGGTAAAGGTTCAAAAGCTACTGGTGCATATCAATTTATGCCGGGAACTTTGGAAGGATTAATTAAAAATGGGGCATTAAAGGGAAACGAATTATTTACAAATAAGGTTCAAGATAGAGCAGCTCTTCAACTAGCAGCAAATAGAGGAGTTACTGCAGATTTATTAAAAAAAGAAGGATTGAGTGCAAATGTTTCCAATAAATTATCACCAGAATGGGCATCATTTCCAACTAAATCTGGTACAAGTTATTATGGACAACCTGTAAAATCTCTTTCTAGTATTCAAAAAGTTTATGCACAATCTTTAAAACAACCATCAGCACCACAAGCAACACAAACACAAGCAACACCACAAGCACAAGCACAAGCAGCACAAGTAGAAGCAGCAAAAACAGCACAAACTCAAGTAGCACAAACACAAGCAACACCACAAGCACAAGCACAAGCAGCACAAGTAGAAGCAGCAAAAACAGCACAAACTCAAGTAGCACAAAGAGCAGCAGCAGTTTCTCAAACAGCACAAACTAAACCACAAGT